GAGTTTCTGGTTGGCTTCAATGTCTTTGGCAAGAGCAATTCGATCGCGGGACTGATTCTTACGGATAGCATTGGCTTTTTCTGCTCCTTTTTCGTCTGAGCTTCTTGCCATGACTTGATCCACTGCTTCATCCATCTGTTTGAGTTGCTTACGGTCACTCTCAATATTTTCTTTTGCGGTTTTAATCTTTTCATCATATATGGCTATCTTACTGCCAACGTCTCCGCTGACTAGTGTTTGATCGTTGTGTGCTTTGGAAAGGAATCCAAAGATTCCCATGCTGGTGATAAGCATCAGTACCACTACAGCTATCACCATGTAATACTTCATGAAACGTGGAGCACGTTCCCAATTAGCTTTAAGCCAGCTGGCGCATACTAGTTTGCCTACTTCTAAAGCCGAACCCATTATGATAATGGGTATGGCGGCGGCAGAAAATATAGCGGTCAAACCTACTACTGAGTAATAGATTGCGACCGCCGATATTGTTAAACCTGTTAATAGGAGTAAGTATGCTAAAATCATCCAGTCCTTAATCGAACAATGTTGATTCGTCGATTTGAGTTACAGTCAATACGCCGATCGTTTGAGCGGCTGTTTGTCCTGTTGCAGTTACACTGATACTTTGTTGTGTATCACCAATACCTACAGTTGGATCATATACACGAACTGCGGCTGTGGTAGTATCACGGATGCCTTGGGCAACAGCATTACGAACTACTTTAGCAGTTGTATCCATAGTAGAACCGTTAATGTCATTACCGACTGTACTTGCACCAATGGCCTGTCCAGTTAGCGCCGCAAATAATGGACGCTCATATAATACTGTAAATTGTAAACTAGTTGCTTGTGCGCTACCGTTGGCTTCTGTAATTGTAATATCACGAATTTGGCAATCGCCTAGGGTTTGTAAACGATTAACTACATTACGGAAACGCATATTTCCTCTAGCGCGAGCTTTGCCCAACACTAGCGTAGTGGGCAATGTTGCAAAACTGTCTGACGAGTTTGGTGTAACTCCGCCGTTGTCAGCACCGTCCGCAGTTGGGAAATATGTTGTGTTCGACATATCGACGATAACCTTGTACATTTCAGCTTGTAGCTGATTTGTGTCATTTTGGAATCCTGATGGCATTATTATGCTCCTATTAATATCATGTATTTATCAGTAAAACACCTCTTGTACTATTATACGATAAGAGGCGTTTACTTACAAATACTTTGGTTTATTTAAAAATGATCATGGCCATTAGACCTGCTTGTACAAAGAACCCAAATCCAATGGTTACAATGTTTAAAAAGTCCTTCTGAATTGCGGCTTTGATAAAAAAGCAAAACAATCCAGCCCATGCAAATAGCACTAGGTCAACAGGAGGCATCTTTTCAGTTAGCCCTGTTAGTACTGCTAACAGTGTTGGGATAGTTGCCAGATGCATTAAGATCACGGCTATCCAACCCATAGTTTCTGCCGATAAATGAGGAGCATGTTCTTTAATATTGCTCACCCAATGATTCACATCGAGTAAACCTTTAACATTTGACTTAACTTGATCGATAATTATTTGTGCATTCATTCTTGCTCCTTAGTTATAAAATATGTGGTGACCGATTTTAGTCACGGGCTTTTTACCCCATTTGGGATTGACATAGTCTGCGTGATAGTACAGGGCAGATTTAATGCCGTCAATGCGGAATCCCTCTAGTAATACCTTTTTGGCTACTGCCATGCTTTCGGTATAGACCGGTCCATTCATTGGTTTCTGTAGCGATGCTTTATCGCAGTACCAACTAAATTGGCAAAGTACACGTTCGTACACTACATTTTTTTGGTATACTACTTGGCAGATATCAGAGGGAAATTGTCCGCTTTCTGTTCTGTTGATAGTAACTTGCGCTACAGCTACCTTACCTTCAAAAGGCTCGTATCCGGCCTCATAATAGATATTGCGAGCTAGGCAATCTAATTGCTTCTGTCTCATGTCCGCAGTAATTGGACTTACTGATTCTCGGGCATTTTTTAAGTTCTCGAACTTTTTTGTAACTGCTTGATGAGCTACAACGATCACTGCTAGTAATACTATACAGTTTACTACTGTTTTGATAATGCGTATCATTTTTTCTCCTTTACGCTGGATGAGGTATCGCTAGTACCATCACGGTTAATTGTTTGGCTGTTTACATTTCTCCTTGTTATGTTAGCCTGTTGCTTTTTGTTCACTAAAACCTCAGTGGACAATATATAGTTATCCTCTGTAGCTGTGTGTAAACAACTCTTATTATGAATGGGCATATTTATCGTCTCATTCGACTAATATCTACTGCCTGTTCATCACTAAACACTGGCACAGCATTGCTTTTATGCATGGTGGCGATGCCTTTTACCATTGTTCCAGTATAGACTTTTGGCGCAGGTAATGTTGCCACACCTAGACCACTGTTCAAACTCTTAATATGAGCGGTGGTATTACGACCATCTGGAATCGCTAGACTGTAACTGCTACTCAAGGTGCCGCCAGACATAGCACGTTTTTTGCGCTTTTCTTCTAACTCGATACCCTGTCGTTTAAGCAGTTCTTTCCAACTGGCTTCTTGCTCACGTGCTTTACGGGCATGTTCTGCTGATGCGAATTTCTGTTTGCCTTTCTTCTTGCCGGTGGTACTGAGCCACGGACCTTCTAAATGCATACTCAAAATAATCTCCAAAAGTTATACTATATGTTACTATTATACAGTAACTTTGATTAAATGTCAAGTAATTTTGGTTTAGACTCGAAACGACTCGCCACAGCCACAGCGATCGCGTTCATTTGGATTGATAAAATCAAATCCTTCATTAAGTCCATTGCGGACCCAGTCCATTGTTATGCCATTTAGGTAGGCTAGACTTTTGGCATCTACCAATACCACAAAGTCTCGTTGGGCATAATTGGTGACCCCTGCTTCAGCTTCATACTTGTCCACATATTCTATGGTATATGCTAACCCGCTACATCCTGTAGTTCGTACGCCCAACCGAATACCCACGCCTTTGCCGCGACGTTCTAAATTTAACTTAATCTTTTTGTATGCTGTGTCGGTTACGGTAATCATTTACAGCCGCCTTGATAGCATCTTCTGCTAGAATACTACAATGTATTTTAACTGGAGGGAGTGCTAGTTCTTCGGCAATGTCGCTGTTCTTGATCGATGAAGCTTGATCCAGGCTCATGCCTTTTACCAGTTCAGTGATAAGTGAACTGCTAGCGATGGCTGAACCACAGCCATATGTCTTGAAACGAGCATCTGTGATGATGCCATCTTGTACTCGAATTTGTAGTTTCATTACATCACCACACGCAGGCGCACCAACCATACCAGTACCCACAGTTGGATCATCTTTTTCAAATGATCCAACATTGCGGGGATTCTCATAATGGTCGATGACCTTGTCGCTGTATGCCATACTGTATTTATAGTATTATTTTACTTCTTTACGAGCGTTTTTCACTGCGGTTACATCATTGCGTGTTTCTTTGCACAATTTGGCCAATTCTTGCAAATGTTTACGTACACGAGTTCCGGCTGCGCCGACTTCCTTGTCATAAAACTTTTCAAAGTCGCCTTCCATTGCTTCTACTAACGCTGTAAATTCTTGATATTTTGAACTCATTCTAATTCTCCTGTAATGTTGAGTATGTTTACTCTACTAGTAATTTAGCACAAGTACACATCCAGGTCAATGTTTCTGATTAACCTTTTCCCACAAACACGTTGGGACTAGATTTGCCAATTGTCGCACCAGTATTGGAGGCGGTTCCTTCATTGGCCATCTTTAAGTTCTCGATAAACACCGTGGTATCACAAGTTGGAATGATACTGCCATCCCTCATGATCGATCCTTCAGTAACTGCAAGACAAAATTTTGGAATGCCGTCAACTTGCAAATTTACAAATACAGTACTTTGAGGTGTGGATACGATAAGATTGCCAGGATCGCATTGATCTAACAATACTCGAGAAGCGGCTTGATCAGTCATTATGCTTGAGTCGTGGTCGTAGGATCACCAGCAATAAGTTTGGCACTAGATTCAAGTGCGCCGGCAGACGGGGGTAAAAACAATTTAAGGAATCGGTTTTTGGCATCATCAAACCACTTGGAGAAACTGGTATAAGTATCAGTGCTTAATATCCAATTTTGTATGCTAACAGTTGCACCATTAAGTATCTCGACTACTTTGACGGTAGCTGATATAGTTGTCTGCATGATCTTGCCGTCTATAACGCTTTCTTTTAGTTGGACTGCTGTTTCAGGCATCGTTGGTGCGTTGGCCGCGCCTAATACAGCCTTATCAAAATTATTTTTCTTAATTTGATTAGGCACACGGGCGGCATCCATAATAGTGTTGAATCCAGTTGCACCTGCCCAACTTAGTAAGGGAATGGCTGCTTTTTCTAAATTTCCCGGAACTGATTCGTAGTTGGGTATTATTGCTTGCAATGAGTTGTTAATTTGACTTAGAGTATCATACACTTTTTTTAATAACTCTACCTGTACCAGAGTCTGGGCGGCTATCGCTTCGCCATAGGTGTCAATTACTGTTACTGTTACTGGAACAAATGCCGGAGTTCTGCCGTTTGGATAAGGCAGATTACTTGTTCCCGGTTGCGGACTGGCAACAAAAACTTGGTTCTGACCGTATGCCATATTAATCTATTACCGGTATCACTGGACTACCGGTATCACTGGACTACCGGATAATACCGCCGCATTAGATGCAGAGGCGGCCGGTGTAGGAGGGAATAATGCTAAAAGCAATGTGTCTTTGGCTTTGGTCACATAAGCTGTAATACTTCGATACGTTTCTGTTTGAAGAATCCAAGTTGAAATGGAGGCAGCTTGTGTTGTAACAAAGTTAGTAACCGCACCTTCAGAAACAGCAATACTGTTCATGGTCATTGAGTCTGTGATTGTTTCTTTAATTTGGTCGATCATTGGTGGTTCGGGCGGCACTGTTTGCCCAGTTTTTATCAGGGCGGCTTTGGTAACTGCCATATCAAAGTTGTTCTTTTTAATGTTGCTACTGGCTTCGGCAGCTTTGATAACTGTTGCGCTTGAAGTTGCAGTTGCAACACTGGCAATGGCAATTTGAAGATCAGATGTAGCTTTGGCTGTTATTTTTGAATTATCTTTAAGTGTCTGCAACGAATTATTGATCTGACTTAGTGCGGCATATATAAAAACAAGTTCACCAGCTAGTGCTGTTGTTTGTAGGGCGATTGCGGCAGCGGCATCATCTGTTATTGTGATCGTTCCGGGCCCTGTCATGGTTGCTACGGTTGGCATATTAAGCTCCTAAATTGATATTTATACCAGTTTGATGCCAGTGGTATTTTGAATATATGTATCCGATGCATCTTTATCTGTGGGAGCTAGTACCATTACAGTGGCCCTATTTATAGTGATATTTGCATCTGGACTGGTAGTGAACAAAAAGGGAACTAAAGCTATACCTTTTTGACTTGCGGTTAGTACCAACGGTTTGCTAACTGTGATAGCCATTGGGTTTTCTTCAACTAGTTTAGCGACAATTTCTTCGACCGCAGTTGTTTTAATTGTTACTACTTCGCCTATCGCGATGCCTTTGTTAATTAACATATTATCCTTTGAGTGTGTTAAAAAAATCTTCGTCTTTGTCAGCCAGTCCTTGGAAACCACCTGGAATAAGAACTCCATCTTTAAAAATCTGTGGCACTGAGCGTAGGCCTTGTTCCATCAAGAACTCACGTGCGCCAGTGTGTTCTTCCATCTTGATAACTTCAAATGGAACTTGTTTGCTTTCTAATAGTGCTTTTGCCCTGTCACAAAATGGACAGTTGTTTTTACTGTATACTGTAATCATATTATAGTTCTGGTAGCTCACTATAGTCAATGGCTTCACTCATGATGCCGATAACATAGTTGGTACTTTCATTCTCCTGTAGTGCTGTTTGTTTCTTGCTTGTATCGCTATGTTTGTTAAACCAAGGAATAGGTGTTGACTTTGGTGCAGGATTATTGTATTTGATTCCTACATCCTTGAGAGTATTTGCGGCTGTAATATCTTCAAACTCTTTTAGAATATTAGCATTAAGTCCTATCACAGGGACTTTGCTAAACAGATAGTCTGCCCATTCTTTTTCCTCGCGTATCACATCCTTAT